GTTTGCTGCGGTGCGTAAAGTCGGGGGCAATTGTGGAAATGGTCAAATCTGACTCGCCTGTAATTTTGTTGCTCACCAGTTTGATTTTGTTTTCAATGTCTTTGTGGTACTCCAACAGTTCGGTACACTTGTGCAGAATGTGATTCGTGGTGTCATGTATGATTGTATTGCGTTCGTCACAATCGGTAAAATTTTGACATTTACTAATCAGCTTGCTGCCTTCCGTGTAGACAAATTGAATTTTGTCAAAAAGCGTTTTATGTTCGATTTCAATGACGAAATTCCACGAATCGGCCACAAATTTAACTTCATTAACATAATCGAAATACAGTCCCATATTTTGTCGCAACTGTTTCACTATTATATAATCGCTCACGTTGACATTTTCCGCACCAAAAGCGCACGTAACGACAAACACTAAAGAATAAACTTTAAAAAAACCCATTTCTCGTGTGGTGAGACAAAGATGGTTCCGTTCGTTATGAACGACAAAGTTTAAATTCTTTATATATACACACTTATAATCTAATCGCAGGACCACATTCCATCACAGATAAATATAGCGCGTTCATCACGTATGCGCTTCGTGATCGGTGAGCTCGCTTGCGCGTAGCGCATCAATAAAACACAATGAATGTCTTGTAATAATGTTTATTAACGACTAGTATAGACTGCTACATATAATTATTTGCTACATATATTACATATTAATGAATACAAAACAATCATAAGAAGCACCTGTCTGCATAATACATGAGCTGATTGTACAATTGATTTTCGCTCACTTTTTCTTCATATTCGAAATCGTTATCGTCGAGTCGGTTGAAAATTTTGGCAACAGTTTTGTAGTTCTTCTGTTTGTGCATGATGAGTACTTGCACCACGTCGTGCAGCCAGCGGTACACGTGCGTCGCACACTTGTGATGATTGTGATGTGGACAATTGTTCATGCTGTAGCTAAAGTGTTTCAGGCCAGATTCGCAACGATCCACAGGGTGTCCGTTTCGACAGTCGACAAAGTTGATGTTGTCTATTATGGTGTTCTTCATACGCTTCACCTCTACAGGCTGGTCGCCCAGCAACTTGTGTACATTCTGTAGCACCCGCTGCAGCGACTGAGGATATATTTTTATCTTGTGTCCCAATGAGTATGTGTAATAGATGCGGACAGTGAAAAGATCGTAAAACGACACCACAATGTTGCCAACGAACGGTAGGCATCGCTCGGTCGATCGGGTTTCTGTTAAACTTGTTATTTCGTCCGGTGTAATAACAAAGTACAACTGACGTCCTTTATTTAAACGATTGCGTACTTATAGCGTTAGGACGAAACCGACAAACAAATAGATATGATATCATTCTGGTCAACGACCAAAGGAAATTAGATTAGTGAGTAGGTATAGATAAAAATACGGATTATTTTTTGTTTTTAATATTGAATAAATAGATACAATTACTGATCGGATGAATAATTTAATTGGTGACTGTTCAATACAACAGTATTGTTGTTTTCAATCTCGTCGTATCTGTAGTTGAATTTAAAATTACTTTTGAGCACAACAAGAAACGGTCGGTCTTCGATGACATGCAAACCGAACGCGCCGAGCGCGTGTCGAATGTAGTCGCCCTCTTCCAGACTCGTGTAAACAGCCATCATTTCGATGCCGTCTATTATGTAGATCTTGACCTGGTTTGTGATGTGGTTTTCATCTCCATTTATGACAAACAGAGTGAGACGAACGAACTGAATGCCGGATCGTGTATCGTAACAATATTCTATTTGTACGGAAGACTGTTGTACAACGGTCAGGTAGTCATTGCAACGGTCCATGCAACCGATGAATTTCAGCACAAACTTTTCCATTTGCTTGTGATGTGCAAACTTTGGACAGCTCAGGATAGCAGCACAAAACACTTGGTACAATTCGCCCTTGTCAATCGAACACGTTTCGTAGCGAACACAATCCAGATGTTCGTAGACGGTGCTCAAAGTCGAGCAGGTTCCGTGTAAGATCCGATTGATGTCCGATGTGTACGGCAGCAGTTGGAGCAGATCGTGCACGCTCGTCAACAGCAGTTGGGCTTGGGTCACATTGTGATCGATGCTTTTTTCTTTTTGTGAACGCTTGATGAATTTTTTGTTCGTGTCCGACAAAGGAATTAGATTTCCCCGTGCCACTTCATAATTATAACGAACAGTCGGCGACATTTGCGAAGTGCACAAGTCGCCTATTAGCTGCAACTCGCTACTTTTCAACCTTTTGTAAACGTTTGAATCGTTTTCGGCACTTCGTTTATTATGATCCATATTGACACACGAGTATAACTGTAGCTGAACTGATTGTTTCGCACACGAACAGTTTATTATATAGTGTGAGCAATTGACAAGATAAGAAAAATGTGTTGAAAAGAAAAACAAGGCTTGTAATAACATTTTATTAGAATACAATTATTGACAAATATGTGAACTGGTTTCAATGGTACAACTATGAACAGTTTGAACATGATTAAAAACTAATTACAAGTAAACTTAAACATAATTATAATTAAACATTGAAAGTGCAAAAACTACTTTTGATAAATGGAATACAAACGTTTTTTAATCCTCAGAGGAGTATGTAAAAAGTCTACTTTGGTCATAGGAACATTGTTGTTGTATGGACGAGTGTTACAATCGAATATTAGAGTATCTGCATTATTTCGTCTCACAAATGAATGTATGATGGGCTTGTCACAAAACGTTTTCAATTTATTGGCATAAGAACAATATTTGCCATTGTGATCACCCACTCTTGTAAGGTTCCTATGCTTAATGTAATTCATCCAAAAATCAAGATTACAAACATATTGGGGCATATGAATTAACAGTTGTCGCGAAACAGAATTATACGAAACAAACGATCTCACTTTAACACTTGCAGGTCCTTCATCATTTTCAATACTAACTTTAAGAACACACGTCACCACTTTTAAATCACTGTAGGCGGAATCCAAAATTTCCACGTTGGATACGGGTTCGATCTGAAAAGGTTTGAGCAGTTTGCCGATGACCACGCGCAGTTTTCGTGTATTTTGCGTTTTGATTATGAAACCCAATTTCAGTATCAAACGCCTCTGCGTCCAGAAGATTTGTAGAGCGTTCGCATACGATAACATGGAATCGAGACTTTTAGTGAATTCTCGAAAAGCATCCGAATCCTTATCCAACAGCTTGATAATCCTAAGTTTATCTTTATGAAATTCCTTTTGAAAATCGTTTATACTATGGACACGTCTAGCAAAGGCATGAATCACCGGATGGCAGTGAACCATATACTCACAATTAGCACCCAATAGCATGTCACTATAGTTGCGAAGAACTTCATTGTAAAGTTGCGGAACAAACGGTTGATAACTGACAATATGGTAGTATTCTGTATCCATCGCGACTGCTGACCGTTGCCTAATGCTTTGGCCACAGCGAACCCGTTCGTTTTATCCTGAGCAATTGATATGTTATCACAGATAATTGTAATTACATGATTAGATTGACTTGTTTTTTTGGCACATTGACTTATCACAAGATAAAATTAATCTGCTGGTTTTTGGAACAATGCAGATAATGACTTGTTTGTACATTAACCTATCGGAAGATAAAATTAATCTTACACGTGATGGATTCATGCCTCGGTTTTATTTGGACAATATTTATTATATCTATATAGTTTGATATTATTTCGTTTTAATCTGTCAATAAGTAATTTAGTGCTATCGTTCAAGATAGTGAAATACCAAATATCCCATAATGTATACCCGCTATAGCCTAAGTCCGTCTTTGGGACGCACATACGTTTATGACAATAAGTACTACAAAAATTTAGGTCATGTAATCAAAAATGCCAAGCGAAAGCACGACCAGATCGAGCGCGAGGCGGACGAGCGTGAACTCGACCACCTCGACAAGTATCTGGTGGCTGAGGATCCTTTCATGGGTCCCGGCAAAAACCAAAAGTTGACTCTTTTTAAGGAAATCCGTAACGTTAAACCAGACACGATGAAACTAATCGTTAACTGGAACGGTAGGGAATTCTTGCGCGAAACTTGGACTCGTTTCATGGAAGACAGCTTCCCAATTGTAAACGACCAAGAGGTTATGGATGTTTTCTTGGTAGTCAACATGCGCCCGACGCGTCCAAACCGTTGCTTTAGGTTCTTGGCTCAACACGCTCTGCGTTGTGATCCCGACTACGTGCCTCACGATGTGATCCGTATTGTCGAACCCTCGTATGTGGGAACGAACAATGAATATCGCATCAGTCTTGCCAAGAAGGGTGGCGGCTGTCCCGTGATGAACTTGCACGCCGAATACACCACATCGTTCGAAAGCTTTATCGATAAGGTTATCTGGTACAACTTCTACAAACCGATCGTTTACGTAGGAACCGATTCCGCCGAAGAAGAAGAGATCCTACTCGAAGTATCGTTGGTGTTTAAGATCAAAGAGTTTGCACCTGATGCGCCTCTGTACACGGGTCCTGCGTATTAGATAGAATATTAAGCAAACGACACTGCGGCCCGTTGCTTTTTCAACTGGCTCAGATCGTCCAAGCTGTTGCTTAGTTCGGCAATTTTTCTATCCATTCTAATCGATGGACTGACATTTTCCAAAAATTCTCTGCCCTTCTCGAAGTCTTTGTCTTTGATGATGTAATTTTCGAGAATACGAACTGTTTGGTCCCGATCGGCCTCTTCGGCCGTTGCGATCGCGTTCAATGTGTTTACGTCGGTAAAAATTGTTGCGGTCGTATCCAAAAGGTGTTCGGCCATTTCGATGGCTTTCGAAGCTGGTTTAAATAACTTGTTTCGAATGTTTTTTTTTGCAATTTTTAGCTCTCGAATGATATCGTTCGAAATGGTAGTTAACGTGGGACTCGTACCGGTCAAGATGCTAGATTTCAACACGTTTGATTTGATTCTGGCAATATCTAACCGGTTGGTTATCTCGCGAACGGTCGCGTCGCTCACCATCTCTTCTTCGTCCGTGTCGGTCCAAACGTCTTCCACGTCGTTTCGAGTTGTTTCCGAACCTGACGATGTATGCATCGCTCTGAAACGGTTTTGCATGACGGATTCTAGATCGATCGAGTTCAGTTTTGTGCTGAGCGGTTTGGGTTTTAATTTCAGTGTTTCCTGCGGAACCGATTTCAACTTGGGTTTGTTTTTAATTTGTTGCAGCAGCTCGTCACGAGGGCTAAGGAGTTCGCGCGGGGGTTGCGTAGCCTTAACCTGTTCACGAACACTTCTGAGTTTAGGT